AAAGTTGTTGGCGCCTGCTTCTGCGTCGGTGCAAGTTTTGTGAAACCAGTTACCAACACCGTTTGGCGTTGAAAGCGCAATGCAGCGACCACCAGTAGACAGCGTGGGATACAAACCAGTCCACAATTCTTCAAGACCCTCAATGTGTGCTGCCTCATCAAGCACGAGCAAAGATAGTGCTTCGGAACGACCAGCATCGCCAGAGGTCGATGCCGCCTTAATAGAAGAGCCGTTAGACAACTCAAAAGACGTGCGGTTATCAACAGAGATAGTAGCAATACGAATCCACTCAGGTAGATTCTTCATAATACTTTTGACTTTCTTGACCAAGTTACCGGCTGTGGCAAACTTGGTAGCCATAACAAGAATAGACTTATCTCTGTGGAAAAGCATAAGCCAAGAGATGTAGCCCGCCGTAATCGTTGAAATACCAAGCTGTCGTGCTTTCAAAATAATATTGAAGCGGTGATCGTTGAAGTCCTGTAACAGAACATCTTGAAATTCATATGTATCAAATAAGATCAAGCCTTCTAGTGGGTGAGAGATTCTCGCATATGTTTTTAAAAAATAAGCAGGATCTTTGCCGCACTTAAGTATTTCTTTTACTTGTTGCTTTTTGTCTAATTTAAATGCCATTAGTCATTTGATGGTTGTTATCGCGAATCGTTATCAGGACGCTTTCCGCCTTCACCGTTCCAACCACCTTGTGAGATAAACTTCTCCCAATTAGCTTCTGGTTTGGTATCTGCTGTAGCTGCGACTTCCATATCTTCAGCGAGACCACCAACACGGTAATGAAGCTTAGCGGTTACCCAAGAGCGAACACGTGATGAGTTTTCAACACGAACATCAATCTCACCTTCCTTGGTGAGTGTTACAGATTCGCCACGAATTTTGCGATACTCTTTCTTAAGAAAAGAAACAATATCAGCCATGCGTTGTTCAACATCTGCTTCAAATCCATTGGCATAAACTTCTTTAAGCTGAACTTCTGACATGTAAGAAAGACACATCATGTTGCCATAAAACTTAACTCCAAAGCCATCCATAACGCGCTTGTCTAGAAGCGGATCGCCCTCTTCTCTTTGGAGCCCAGCCTTAAGAGGCTCTCCGTTTTCATCCAAAGCGCCATCATATGCGTTTGCTGCGGCTTGTGATAGCCCTTGAACTATTTCATAAACTGTTGCCATTATTCATGTCCTTCCATTTTTTCATATTCTAAATAGTGTTTGACAGAAGATATGTAATCTGCTGCCTTGGTAATCTTAGCTTGCACCCAACCTTCGAGTTCTTCGCCGTTTTGAATCATTTGCTCTAATTCTGCTGCGTAGTTTGCTAACCTGTGTAAATCAGCTTTCGCCATCGATGCTTCGTGGTCATCGGCACAGGGTGATTGCGCTTGCATTGGCACTTGAGTGCCGCACACCTCTTCCAACTCTTCTAAGATAATTTGTTTAAGTTTTACTTTGTTTATCTTCATTTGGGCGCCATCCTTGTAGCCATCTTTCTTCTCTACCTTCGATATATTGAATGTAGCATTTATTACAACAATCAAATTTAATCAAAGAAACATCATCCTTAACACTTTTTGGAAAAGCATTACAGACAGGACAATTTTTTAAAGATTCTCTATTAAGTAGTTTTTTTGATATCTTTATACCATTTACCTCAACTTTTTCTGCATACTGTCGCTTTTTGCTGTTACGACTGTATAACTCTTTCATTTGTTGAAGGTATTCTTTTTCTTTATTCTCGTCCCATTCGGCTTTTGGATTAATGATTGCTTTTTCGCCATATTTCTCTTTGATGGCTTTCTCAACCGCTGCAATTTTATCGTAATCTTTATTACTCATTAAACACCTTATATGCGCCGTAAGATAATACCATACCACCTGCAACACCAATCGCAATGTAAACAGCAGGGTTTCTAGTGCTGTGCTTTTTCAATGCTATGGAAAGTGCGGTATTTTCTCTTTCAAGAGATTGAATTGACGTGGTATATTCTTGTGTTAAAGCTTCGTTTCGTATTCTTAAGTTCTCTAATTGTAGCTCATATTCAGTTGCTTGTTTATCTAATTCATAAGTAAGTCTAATTTGGCATTCTTCTTTGGCTGTTTGAACTTCAGCCAACACATTTGCAGTTGCAATCGGATCAAACAAAATGCCCTCAAATGGGGCGCATTGATTCAAACCTAAAAATGTAAAGCGCCCATCTTCGGCTATTGCGGCACTACTCCACATACTCAAAGTTAAAAGTGCTAATAATCGCATTTGCTAATGCCTCCTTATCTTGTGTAAATTGTCTTTCGTAATCTTTAGTTTTTTTTTGTTTTTCAATACCAAGTTCTTCTAATGACTTATCATAAGTCTCACGTATTTCATCAAGCTTTTCTTGATATTTTTTAATAGCATCTTCTCTGCGTGCAAGCTCTTCGCTGTGAATTGCTTGTAAGGCTTCTAATCTTTCTTTTGTTTCTTGCTTTGAAATCTCGTATGCTTTGTTCAGCGTATTATAATCCATTCGCATTTTGATCGCTACAAGAGATAAACAAAAAATGACGAGAAGTTCTCGCCAGTTTCTAAGAGCAAACTGCAACAAACTAGCCCAGTTCACGCTTCACCTTTTAATTTAGCAATGCCATCAATCACTGCTTGACCGCCAATATAAATTGCAGATATCATAACCCAATCTTCAGATGTAACTTGTGAGGCTGCCAACATACCTGTGGCAGTTAACCAAACAAGAAACTTGCGTGAGATCATTCTCTCCACTAAAGCATCTAACTTTGCTTTAGTGTATGACATCATTTTTTGCCTCGCTTAGCTTTTGAAATTTCAACGGCTGCTAACTGTGCTTGTGCGTCTTCTTTAGATTTTGGTTTTTTAGATAATTCTCGACCACTTTTAGAAGTTGCTTTGTAGCCACCTTTTACCTTTTTGATTTTTTCATCTAAGTCATTTTTTTCAAGCTTGTCCATAATAACTTTTAATAATGGAGTTCCAATAGCAAGCATACCAAGCATTGGCGACATTTTTACCAATACATCATAAACAAGCTTAAGATTTTCGGGGGTTATGTTTTCAATACCTTCTTCTAAGCCAAGATTCTTTGATACGTTTTCACCTGATGTTTCTACAAAAACAGCTACTGTATCTGCTAACGCCTCAACTTCATCTGGGTGCTCATCACCAAGTCGTCCTAATAAATCACGGAATAGTTTAGCTAACTCGGCACGGGTTCCTTCTGGCTGTTTGCCAATACCAGCGGCTGCTAATTTAGAAGCCATCTTTTTTTCGGCATCATATTGTATTTCTTTTAATTCTTCTTTGATGATTTGTTTAAGTCTTGTTTTAGTAAGTTTCATTTTTAATTCCTCTTCTCGCGTTTTTGAGAATATGCTTTAAATAGTCTTGTGCGAACAAAGATTCCAAATCTGCTCCACGACCAAATCTTTGTTTGTCATATTTTTGATGAGAGGTAATCCAACCCATAGCCGGCTTATTTAGTGCTTCACCAGGAATTCTAATTAATCTGCCCTCTGAAAACATTTTTACAAGTTTTTTGTGAACAACATTCATATTTTTATCAAAAATTTCTGGAACGTTTCTTTCAAACCAAATTACACAATGATACAAACCCACCATTTCATCATCTGGGGGAAGTTCAGAATGAAGTCTTTTTTCGTTTTTTTCAATAGTGTGCAAAATAAGCTGTTGGATATTTTGCTTATATTTGGGGTTTGTCGCTAGCTTTCTTAGTTTATTACGAAAACCTTCTTCTATTTCTTTTAAACTTTTCTTAGGAACAAAATATTCTACAATGCTTTTAATAAAAGCTTTTATACGTTCCCACATTTTTATTGCTTCCTAAGTTGCTAATCCATTCATATTTAGTATCAAAATGTATACAGTTCGATCATTTCATCAATTTCGTCTTGTAAGCGGAGCAAACCTTCAACGTTGTTTTGAGAGTTAAGAGCAGTGTTAATAAGCCCCATTACCACTACGCCCATTTTTTCAGATTGAACCTTTCTATCAAACAATTCTTTAACAGAGCTTTCAAGTTTTTCTTTAGCCATATCACGTTCTAGATTTTTCTCTGCATGTGCAAACTTATTGGGCTGTTCTAATTCAGGTTGCTCTTCTTCATTGTAGTAGTCTTTAAGTTCTTCTACGATAATCTGCTTAAGTTGTGATTTGCTGATTTTCATTTTGGTTCTCCTACGTTGCTAAACCATTCATACTTAGTATCGCAATCAATCCGGGCACATTCTTTCGCACATAAACGCCAGAAAAAAGTGTCTCGCATCGACCGCCGACATAAGCGA